GCCATCATTTATCTGAAGTACAACACTGACGCTGGCACAACCGGCTTGCAGCCAATCACTTTTAAGCTCAATCATTCGCTTAACGGCACTGGAGTGGCAAATCCAGGGTCTGTGCTGCGCGACTATCTGGTCAGCACTGTTTATGGCGGCGCAATCCCACTTGCAAACGTCGATACGACTGCTTGCACTGATCTTGACACCTACTCTGATCAGACTATCACCTACACGCCAAGCGGAGGCGGCTCGGCAACTCAAGCGCGTTATCGTATCAATGGTGTTTTGGATACGGGCGAAACCGTACTCAACAACATTGATCACATCCTGACCGCTTGCGACTCTTGGCTTTCGTATCAAGCCGAAACGGGCCAGTGGTCGCCCGTCATCAACAAGGCTGAGTCTTCGTCATTCAGCTTTGATGACTCCAACATCATTGGAGAAATCCGCGTCAGTGCGGTTGATCTAACACAATCTGTCAATCAGATTGAGGCGTCATTCCCCTGGAAGGGCAACAAAGACAAGCCCAGCACCGTGTTTCTACAAACACCGTCTGGCTTGCTGTATCCCAATGAGCCGGTCAACAAGTACACCACCAACTTTTCAATGCTTAATGACTCGGTTCAGGCAACATACATTGCCAATCGAGTGCTTGAGCAAGCCCGTGAAGACCTGATTGTTTCGTTCAACACCGCATACACCGGCATTCAAGTTAACGCGGGTGATGTGGTTAGCGTGACCAACTCATCCTACGGCTGGACCAACAAGCTGTTCCGCGTATTTAAGGTCAATGAAACCAGCTTGCCGGATGGCAACCTCGGTGCGCGGATTGAGATGAATGAGTACAACGCTCAGGTCTATGACGACTTCAGCATTACTCAATTCACTCCTGCGCCCAACAGCAATCTTCAGTCTGGTTATTACTTTCCGGCACTTGCTGCCCCAACATTCGCTGATCAGGCGCCGACAATTCAGCCGCCGACATTTAGTGTCGTCTGCCAGTTGCCTTCGACCGTTCGCGTCACCAAGGTCACCCTCTACTACACAACGTCTGTTAGCCCAACAACTTCGGATTGGAAAGTCTGGGCCACTGAGGTTGCGTCAAATGCTGCTGCATTTGCTCCTGGCATTTCGCTCAAATTCCCCAACGTCAATCTTGCGCCGGCCACTTACTACTTCGCTTTTAATGTAGAAAACGAAGTGTCGGTGTCGCAGCTTTCATCGACTTCCGCTGCTTTTGTTTGGGCGCCTTCTGCTGTAACTGGGCCGACTGGCCCGACCGGAACCAGTGGCCCGACAGGTAGCAGTGGACCTACTGGCACTAGCGGTCCTACTGGCACCAGTGGACCTACTGGCACCAGTGGACCTACTGGTGCTAATGGAACGCAACAAGCGATTGCGTATTTGTATCAATGGTCGCCAACCACGCCGGCCAACCCGTCCGGCACTTCAGTTTTCACATGGGCCACTGGAACTAACGGCAGCTATACCGGCGGGGGCGGTTGGTCAACTACTCTGCCGGTCAACCCCGGCACTCCCGGTCTTTACTTGTGGGTTGCGTCCAAAGCGGTCACTGATACGGCAACCGCGACCACAACCACAGTCAGTTGGGCTTCAGGGTTCCAAGTTGTCGCTTCGTCAAGCAACGGGGTCAATGGCTCTAAGACTGCGCGGCCTACCGTGTATCAATGGGCAGCGACGATTCCGACCATTAGCGGCACTTCAACCTACACATGGTCAACAGGCAACATTAGCCCCGCGCCTTCTGGTTGGTCTACATCGATCACAACTTCGCCAAGCGCGGGCTTCACGCTTTGGGCGGCTACTGTCAATTTGCTAGAGGCAGAATCTGCGACCACTAGCACGATCAATTGGACAACCGCGAGCATCCTTGCTGCGGGATATGCAGGCATTACGGGTCCGACCGGCACAACCGGCCCAACAGGATCAGGAACAGCGGGGGCATCAGCGCGAATTTGCTTTGCACGTGTGCCCAACAATCCTGCGCCGGTTGCAGGCAATATCACCACTACCGGGTCTGCATCATTCCCAAGCAGTGTCCAATCGCTTTCGACCTGGGGGTTCTCTGCGACTTGGGGCGCGTCAGACCCCAATCCGTCTAGCACTGATTCTCTGTATCAATCTGACGGGATCTACGATCCGACAACCGGCAACACGGTTTGGTCTACTCCTTACATCTCAAGCCTGAAGGTCGGCACGCTGTCGGCTATCACGGTCAACACGGGTGCTTTGACAGTTCAAAACACGCTTACGATTAACACGCTTGGAAAGATTCAAGGTGGTCAGACGGATTACAACACCGGCACCGGCTTCTTCCTTGGCTATAGCGGAAGCGCATACAAGTTTTCTATTGGCTCATCGTCTGCGGCTTTGCTTTGGGATGGTTCAGCACTTAGCTTGACCGGAAATAGTAATCTGACGATTGGCGGCACAGCTACTTTCCAAGGAAATTGGACTCCCGCAGCCCCTAGTGGATTCAATCCCAACACGGCTGTCTTTGTAGAGCAGGCCAACAGCAATCAGACCGGCATTACGGTTCGGATGTCGCGCACCGCAACCAATGGCTGCGGCATCTCAATTTACACACCTCCGGGCGGTGGCCCATCGTCAGGTGGCCCTGCTCTTGCCATTCAAGGCAATGGCGATTCTCGCGGCATCACGGTGAATGTCGTGACCGACCGCGCCGTTGAAGCAATTACCGCATTTGGCGCGGCTGTTTATGGCTACTCGACAAGCGGGGCAGGCACCGCATGGGGCGGCTATTTTGTAACCACAAATAGCGTTTCCCGAGGCATCTACACCACCGGCATTCAAATGCCACAAGCCAATGAATTTAGGTGGCAAAACTCAACTGGTGGACTTGGCGCTTACATCTACACAGACGGCAATGATGCGCTTTATCTAATCTCAGGCGCGGCAGGATCGGGCAACCCTAAAGCTATCCTGCTTGGCACCAAGGCAACTGCCCGCGCTCGGGTGGAAGATGTGTTTCTTCGCCCCGAGGTAGACAACTCAATGACCTTGGGCGCTGCGGCTTTCCGATTTGTGGATGTGTACGCGGTCAGCGGGTCAGTCAACACCTCAGACGAACGGGAAAAGAACATCCTTGGCGCCAATCCGCTTGGCCTGAACTTCATCAACAAGCTGCAAACCATCCAATACAAATGGAAGGTGGCCCAGGCGGCGGTTGTCAACAATGTCGTTGACGAAGAAGGCAACATCATCGGGCAGGAAGAAGAAGTCCCGGCTCGGGAAGGCGTGCGTACCTTCCACGGCTTGAGCGCCCAGCAAGTCAAGGCAACTCTGGATGAGCTTGGAATAGATAGCTTTGCTGGATGGACCTTGGCAAACAAGGACGATCCAGACAGTCTTCAGGGTTTGCGCTATGGCGAATTCATTGCTCCGCTGATCAAAGCGGTGCAAGAGTTGTCGCAAAAAGTTGCTGACTTAGAGGCTAGACTTAAATAGAATTTGGCAAGACAAGACACCATCCCGTAGCCCCGCGAGAATGCGGGGAGCGTCACTACCCGAGAGCAGGGGAATCGCATGGCGATCTTTAATAAGAATACGCTTGCCCAGGTAAGCGGATTCGACAATCCCATTTTGGCCGGTGAGTTGGTTTGGAACCAGCGCACCTACTGGAATCTTTCGTTTAGCAACTGCGCCACTGGCCTGCCCCTATCTCTTGTGGGCGCCACGATTGACGCGCAGATTGTGCGGCGAGAAGTCAGCAACATCGTAGATACCCGCAACGGGTTGACCTTCGACATTGCAGACTACAACCCTACCCCTACTCCCGTTAGCTTGACGGTGACCAACCGCAATGACGCCGCTGGCACTTGCACCTTGGTGATCGATGATTCCACTTGGTCACTGATTAACAGCGACCCCGAGCTAGAAATCAATGCTCAGGACTGCGTGGGGTTCTCTGGGCGTATCAAGGTTTCATTCCCTGCCAGCGGGACAACTCCGCAAGATGACGCGATCATCTTCTTGTTGTTCTTGGTGCGTTCTGACGGTGTGGTGGTGGTATGAGCAATATTAAAGTTGTCGTTCAAGACGGTAACAATGTCAACCTTCAAGTCACCCCGACACCTGATGTAAACGTCAGGCTTGATCGCAGTGTTTCTGGGGCTACCGGCCCGACTGGTTCGGCTGGGCCTACTGGACCTACTGGCAACATCGGGCCTACCGGCAGTATTGGCCCGACTGGTCCCACAGGGAACATTGGACCTACTGGTCCTCAAGGTAATGTCGGGCCTACTGGCAATATTGGACCGACCGGGCCTACCGGAAACATTGGACCTACCGGTCCTCAAGGCAATCAAGGCGACATTGGTCCTACTGGCCCTCAAGGCGTTCAAGGAATTCAGGGCATTCAAGGCCCAATTGGCCCAACTGGCCCTCAAGGAATTCAAGGCAATATCGGCCCGACCGGGCCTACTGGTGATATTGGGCCAACCGGCCCAACCGGCCCCACTGGTCCCACGGGCGCAGCATCAACCGTTGCTGGGCCAACTGGTCCAACTGGTGATCAAGGAAACGTAGGCCCGACCGGTCCTACTGGCGATCAAGGCTCGCAAGGCAACATTGGTCCCACAGGCCCGCAAGGTATTCAAGGACCGCAAGGTAATACAGGCGCTGCCGGCCCAACCGGGCCTACTGGGGATATTGGTCTTACAGGATCAACCGGTCCCACTGGCCCGCAAGGAATACAAGGCAATGTAGGCCCGACTGGACCCCAGGGTATCCAGGGCATTCAAGGCATCCAAGGTGATGCTGGACCTACTGGCCCTGTTGGAGCAACTGGCCCGACTGGTGACACAGGCCCGACTGGACCTACTGGTGCCCCTTCCACTGTTGCCGGCCCTACCGGACCTACTGGTGCTCAAGGCATCCAAGGTAATGTTGGCCCAACTGGGCCACAAGGCATTCAAGGCAATCAAGGCATTCAGGGCAATGTTGGCCCTACCGGCCCGACCGGAAACATTGGAGCCACTGGGCCTACTGGTGCTGCTTCTACTGTGGCCGGCCCAACTGGCCCCACCGGACCACAGGGCGCAGATGGTCAATCATCTAGCTTCTATCAGTATCGAGCAGACACCAATCAGACCAGCGGCACTCCGACTGCTGGACATCTGTACTGGAATAACGCCACGCAGATTTCTGCCACCACTATCACGCTCAGTCATCTTGAGCAGGGCGGGCTAGACATCGATGTGTTCTTGGCCTTTATTAAGAATGGCGACACATTCATTCTGCAAGATCAGAATAATTCTGCTAACTATCAAAAATGGTTGGTCAATGGCACGCCGACGATTGTGCCGAACAGCTATGTTCAAGTTCCTGTAACGCTTGTTAATTCAGGTGGACTTGGGACGACTAACTTCAACAGCAACCATCAGCTAATCGTTGTCATTCAATCGGTTGGTTTGGCAGGCCCAACTGGTCCTGTTGGAGCTACCGGCCCTACCGGCGCAGCATCGACTGTTGCTGGTCCTACCGGTCCTACCGGCGCACAAGGCATTCAAGGTAATGTTGGTCCGACTGGTCCGCAAGGCATCCAGGGCGCTCAAGGTATTCAAGGAAATGTTGGCCCAACTGGCCCTACTGGGGCAACTGGAGCACAAGGAATCCAAGGCGCGACTGGCCCGACCGGCGCTGTTGGTCCAACGGGTTCTGTTGGCCCCACGGGTCCGACTGGAGCACAGGGCATTCAGGGCAATGTTGGTCCTACCGGCCCGCAAGGCATCCAGGGTAATCAAGGCATTCAAGGTAATGTAGGCCCGACCGGCCCGACTGGTGCGGTTGGTGCTACGGGTCCGACTGGGGCGCAAGGCATCCAAGGTCCAACCGGACCGACCGGCCCCCAAGGCATTCAAGGTGTTCAAGGCGTTCAGGGCAACACTGGACCTACTGGGCCAACCGGCTCTACCGGCGCGCAGGGTAACGTAGGACCAACCGGACCTACTGGTTCTACTGGAGCTACTGGCGCGGCTGGACCAACCGGGCCTACTGGCAGCACAGGCGCAACTGGCGCAGTTGGACCTACCGGCCCGACTGGCAATACTGGCGCGGCTGGCCCCACCGGCCCAACGGGGGCGCAGGGCATTCAGGGCAATGTCGGCCCAACTGGTCCCCAAGGCGTGCAAGGCATTCAAGGGGTGCAAGGCAATACCGGCCCGACTGGACCAACGGGATCACAAGGCCCGACCGTTTATCCTGGCAGTGGTGTTGCTGTATCTACTGGTTCGGCGTGGGGCACATCGCTTACGGCTGCTAGTGCAAACACTGCAAGTGCTTTGGTGCAGCGTGATGCTTCTGGCAACTTCAGCGCCGGGACGATCACTGCAAGTTTGAGCGGCAATGCCACAACGGCTACTACGCTTCAGACGGCACGCAACATCAACGGAACCTCGTTCAATGGTTCGGCCAACATTACAACGGCAAGTTGGGGTACTGCGCGCACCATTAACGGCACAAGCGTAGATGGATCAACCAACTACGCAATAGGTCGCATCTACGACACCAATTATCGCCGGATAACCAATCCAGGCGGCGGCGAATATGTAACAAGCACAGCGACGGTTACGGGCGCTATTGCCGTGACGTTGCCTGTTGGCATGACTGGCACCATGCTTAGTGTGGCCATAAAGGTTTATGATTACACGACAAATGAATCTTTTGAAGTCAGCGTAGGTGGTTATAACTATAGCGTCGGAAATACATGGGCTAATGCTCCGTACGCATATATCATTGGAAACCCAGGGGTTGACCGCAGGTTTAATGTTCGCTTAGGATACAACTCAACCTCCGGTAAAGCCATTGTATATATTGGCGAACTGGCCTCTACTTGGTCATATCCCCAAGTATTTGTTACCGAAGTTCAGGCGGGCTTTAGCGGCACCCAAGTAGGCTATACCGATGGTTGGTCTATCGGGTTTGAGGCGTCAGCGTTCCAAAACGTTACGGCCACAATCTCCAACTGCCAAGTTGGATACGCTGTCAGTACCAATACAGCAAACGCTGTAGTTTTGCGTGATGCCTCGGGCAACTTCAGCGCCGGGACCATCACCGCTACGCTCAGTGGTAATGCCACTAACGTCACCGGTACTGTTGCCATTGCCAACGGTGGAACTGGCGCTACAACCGCAGCGAATGCGCGCACCAATCTTGGTGGGACGACGCTTGGTGGAAACCTGTTTACCATCACCAACCCGAGCGCGGTGACCTTCCCCCGTTTCAATGCAGACAACACAGTCAGTGCATTGGACGCGGCTACGTTCCGCACGGCCATCGGCGCGGGTACTGGCGGCGGTTCGGTCACCTCAGTGTCTGGCACCGGCACGGTCAACGGGCTTACGCTGTCCGGCACAGTCACTTCTTCGGGCAGTTTGACCCTTAGTGGCGCCATTAGCGGCGTTCCAAACACTGCCACGACAGCCACCAGCGCCAACACCGCATCGGCCATCGTTGCACGGGATGCCTCTGGTAACTTCAGCGCCGGGACCATCACTGCAAGTTTGAGCGGTACGGCAACCACGGCAACTACAGCTAACGCACTCAACACAGGCAACTCGTACACAGTCGCTGCACTTACTGTATCGGCGGCGACTGCATATGTTGTCGCCAATAGGACATCTTCTAGCAGCGGACAGGTCGGGTATAACTGGGCGCAGGGCGGTGCAAATCTTTGGTGGAACTACTTAGATACAAATGGCACCACACTAGCTTGGTACAACAGTGTTACGTCCACACAAGTGATGACGTTGACCACTGGCGGCGCATTGAGCGCGGCTAGTTTTAATGGCGCAGGCACTGGCCTTACGGGCACGGCATCAGGTCTTTCTATTGGCGGCAATGCAGCCAACGTCACTGGTACGGTTGCTGTTGCTAATGGTGGTACAGGAGCCACAACCGCAGCAAACGCCCGCACGAATTTGGGTGCGACAACAGTCGGTGGCAATTACTTCACATTGACAAATCCAAATGCTGTGACTTTCCCGCGCATGAACGCGGACAATACTGTCAGTGCTTTGGATGCATCTACTTTCCGCGCAGCAATTGGGGTGTCTAGCTTTTCAAATGCTAAAGCACTCTACTTTGGATCTTTTTAAAGGACTGAATCATGGCACTCGGGACTCAGACAATCACTGCTCAAGGCTACCGCACCGTATATACCGTTCCTGCCGGTAGGCGCGCAACCGTCAATGCAATTGCGTATGCGAACGGTGGCCCCAGTGATATTGCTTTTGCAGCAAGAACGCCCCCGTCGCCCACCACGTATGCGTCAGGTGTTCAAGATGTTTCAATTTCTACTACGTTTACTGGTCCCGGCGTAACCAATTCTTATATGGGTTGGTCTGTAGCGGAAGATGGAGATTACGCTGTTGTTGGAATCCCTGGACCAGAAAACACGGTAGTAGGCCAAATTCGGATTTATTTTTATAACGGAACTGCGTGGACACTTCAGCAAACAATTGTTGACCCAAATAATGATCCAGATTCCCAGTTTGGTTATGCTGTGGCTATTTCAGGCGATCAGGTACTTGTTGGGTCGCCAGGAGATGACGCAAGCGGTACTAATACTGGCCGGGCGTATAGATATTCTAGAAGTGGAACAACTTGGTCATTGGCGGCTACATATACTAATACTCAGACAAGTGCCTTTTTTGGTAGATCTGTTGCAATAGCAGGAGATTATATTGTTATTGGCGCGCCATTTTATAATCAGGGTAGTGGTAACGAAGGCGCCGTTTTTGGGTTTCGTATTAGTTCAGGAACAGGCGCTCTATTTAGTGTGGTTGGACAAGATGTTTATTCAGCTAATGCTTTATATGGAACCGCAGTAGCAGTGTGGACAAACGGCCGCTGGGTTGGTGGAATAGGTAATGGCGGTTATATATTTTATTATAATAGTTTTACAGGCGGCGGCGGTTCTTTTCAGACAACTCAAGCCGGAACTTTTGGATCTAACCTCGCTTGCGACAAAACAGGATCTCAATTTGTGGTGGCGACCTTAAATACTGCGTTTGTTTATGTTTATACTGTTTCGCCCTCTGGAAGTGTGTCTCTTTCACAAACAATAAATAATCCAACTAATTCAGCCACAGAATCATTTGGTCGCGGTTTGGCGATAGATGCAACTGGAAATATTTTAATTGGGTCGCCCGGATTAACGGTTAATAGTGTAGCTAGTGCGGGCGGCGCATATCTTTACACGCCAAATGCGCTTAGAACAAGCTGGACACTTTTATCTACAATTCTTAATCCTAGTCCCGTTAACTCTGATCAATTTGGTTATTCTGTTGCTATTCATGGTGTGGCGGCAGGAACCACTGGTTCTGGTAATGCTTATGCGGCACGTTTTGAATATTTAATTGGTACGCCGTTTAATGATGCGGCCGCTACTAATGCAGGAAATGTTATTTTTTATGGTGGCGGCGTAACGACAACTCGCCTACAAAATGATGCTGATGCTATTGCTCCGGTTATGGCTTTTGCAACAGATCGAATTACGCTTCCTGTTAATCAAACGTTTGAGCGTACTGGACTTGTGCTTGACGCGGGCGAGTCGCTCATTGCCGTACTACCCACTGGCAGCGGAAACGTAAACGTCCAAGCTCGTGGTTTTGAGGAGATTGTGTAATGCCTGCCTACTACGATAGAAACCCATCCCTGCGGGAAGATCCTCCTGGTCCATCCGGCAATATTTTGACCAGTAATGGTTATAACTGGATAAGCGCAACCCCAGCCGTTGCGCCTATTAGATCTATCACAGTTCCTGGTACTGCGGTATCACAAATAGACATAGAAGATAGCTTCACTGATTACCCGTGGTACATGATTGTTGGGTACAACGTACGACCAACAACCGCAAATAGTATTTTTTATTCTCGGCTGCGCGTAGGTAATACGTACCAAACAACCAGTTATCTAGGTGTTACCCTATATGTGACAAGTGCCAGCACATCTACTTTTATTGACGCGGACAGCACGGCCATGCCCATCATGCGATACGGGGTAAGTTCCACATCTGCGCAGAACGGCATGTTTGTTCTTTACCTTATGAATCCGACATTAGGCGGCGTAATGAGATCGGCCATGTGGGATTCAGGCTCAACTAATACGGGACAGGGTGTAGGCAGAAACATGGGGTATGCCGCCTACACCGGAACCGGTAATACGAATCCGCTCACTGGTATTCGTTTCTATTTTAGTGGTTCAACCACTGCTGCTGGCACGTTTCAGCTTTACGGTATGAAAGGCGCTTGAGGTGCATAATGACTAGATATCGCATGACCGTTAATGGGGTTGTTCCATTTACGCCAGAGGAAGAGGCTGAATGGGATGCAATGGAAGCCGAAAATGCCGCCGCGGCCCCTGCAAAACTTGCAGCAGAAATTCGTGCTGATCGCGATAAGCGATTAGCTGCGACCGACTGGACTCAGGTTGCAGATGTCCCGCAGCAAATTAAGGATTCCTGGGCGCCATATCGTCAAGCTTTGCGGGATGTTCCGCAACAGGCTGATTTCCCCGAGAACATTCAATGGCCGACAAAGCCGGAGTAAATTGTGGAATCGCAAGTCTTCATCAATGCCATTTTTGGCGTGTCGGCTTTTTTGGGCGGTTGGGTGCTGAATAACATCACTCGCACGATCAACCGTATTGACAAAGATTTGCGGGACATGCCGCACGTCTATGTCACCAAAGACACCTATCACCGCGACATAGATGAACTCAAGGACATTTGCAGGCAAATCTTTGCCAAGCTAGATCACAAAGCAGATAAGTGATGGAACCAATCACCGGCATTCTTGCGGCAGTCTCAGCAGCGAATGCCGCCTTCGGCGCAGTCAAAAAGCTTGTCGCCACTGGGCGCGAGATTCAAGACGTTGCCGGTCAGATCGGCAAGTGGTATGGGGCTTTCGGTGACTTCAACCGTCTAGCCAACGAGAAGGCCAACAAAAAACCCTCGGTCTTCAAGCGGCTGTTGCATGACGACAGCATTGAGAATGAAGCCTTGCAGATCACGATGCACAAGCAGGCACTGATCAAGCAGGAGTACGAACTGAAGATTTTGATCGTTGCTCATTACGGTGAGAACGTCTACAACGAGATGATCATGGAGCGCATCCGGCTGAAGAAGGAGCGCGAGAAGAAGGAGCGCGAACACAAATTGCGACAGCAGGAGTTCATGCTTAACGCCAAGTACGGCGCAGCAATTGCCTTCGTAGCCGCCGCTTTAATTGCGGTTGGCTACTACCTAATCGACAAGGTGCAGAGATGAGTTTCAGGAAGCCGCCGGAAGGCGCAAGCCG